TGATGATAATACATTAACTGGCACAGATGATACAGACTTCACTGACGACGCTTAAGGATAACTGAGGATGGAACCACCAATTAATGTATTTTGGGATTTTTTAAAAAACCTAAAAGACTTGGTTGTTTCTGTTAAAATTGAAAGTGCTAAGGCGTGCCACAACGGTAACGTCTTAGCACAAATTTCAAACTCAGAGTTTAAGGTAGAAGATAGAGAAGGCAACGTAGGCATTTGTAAACTTGTTGAAAAACAAGTAAGTGAACTAGAAGATAATGAAATGTCGTTATCTGGATTAGTTTTACAATCAAGTGCTTGGGTTTTTATAAAAGAAATTATTGATAACGTAATGAAAGATTTTGTAAATATAAACTATAACTGGGAAGTTGATGATGATTCATCTCAACGTATAGTTTTACTTAAAGGTATTTAGATGGGACAGTTTTTACAAACAAACGGTGATTATGCTATAAAAACAAGAGAAGGTGGCATAGTAAGATTAGATGTCGGACCTCCAAGTTCAGGCGGACAAGTTGTTGTTACTTCTGACCTTATTGTTGAAGGTGATACACTTACTGTAGAAGCAGAAAACCTAAATGTAAAAGATAATATTATACAATTAAATTTTGGTGAAACAGGCGCAGGAGTATCTTTAAGATATTCAGGATTACAAATAGATAGAGGCACACTAGAACCTGCTTCATTCTTTTTTGATGATAATGACGATTCATTTAATTTAGCAACAGGATCCCCAGAATCAACATTTAACTATAATACAACATTAAGATTAAAGAAAATAACAACAGACACAGCAAGTCCTGATTTAGAACTTATAGGTTATGGCGAGGGTGTGCTAACAGTAACTGGAACTAACAATTACGAGGATCAAGTTACTGACGATGATGACATCCCAAACAAAAAATATGTAGACGATAGTATTAGAGACAATCCAACATTCCAAATTATTGATGATAATACTAGAGTTATTGTTACTGATAAAGAAGTTACAGGATCACTGCAATATCTAATAGATAATACAGGTTACAGTACATTTGGAGAAAGTGCGGTAAGTGTTTTAATTGACAACACTCTTAACACACAGTTTTATTCAAATAGAGCATTAATACAAGGGTTTGAATTAAACCAAAACGAACCTGGTAGTCCTGCAATTACTGTAAACAATACCAACGATAGTATATTTTTACAAACAAACGGAACAGGTAAACTAAGAACTAACTATGGATTACAACTAGAACAAATAAGTGTAGATCCAGCATATGTGCCTAATTCAACAATACAATTTGCAAAAGAACCTAGTATTGGAGATACAGGGTTGTTTTATAGAAATACTAACAACGATACGGATGAATTGATAAGTAAAAACAAAGCATTGCTGTTTAGCATGATATTTTAGGAAAAACAAATGATTAACAACCAACAATTAACTACTACAAGCGACACACAAGTTTTTACAGCATCAACAACGGGTGCCGCTATTGGCGGTGCTGTAACAGCACAAAATAGAGCTGTAACTAACATTATACTTTGTAACACAGGCGCAGTAACCATAACTGATGAATCAATTAATAGAACTTCGGTAGATGTTTACCTAGTAAAACAAGGTGAAACACCTGTTGATGCAAACAAAATTGTTTCAAGTTTAACTGTTCCTGCAGGCGAAACTGTTTTTTTCAGTGATGAAAAAATTATACTAGACGGCGGTGATGAAGTATGGGTAAAAGCAGCAGACGCAAATTTGATTTCAGTAACAGTAAGTTCGTTACCGGTATAGGAAAAAATAAATGAAATTTTTAAAGTCACAGTACGTATCAAAATATAGTCCTAACGATAACACAGTGCGTGTTAATCCTTATGGAAGAGCTGTGATGGATTTTAATGGCGGTATAATGATTCCAAAAGGAACTACTGCTCAACGTCCACAACTTACAGGTGTTAGACACCCTATTGATGGTAACGGATACTTAAGATATAATATAGACAATGATGCTGTTACAGGTTTACCGATTGGTATAGAAGCATATGTTGGCGGTAATTGGGAAGTTGTAAGAGCACCAGGAGCAGCAGCAGTATCTATCGAAACATTTGGACCAGGCAATGCTGTAGATACTTTGTTTGGACCTTTAGCAAAAGTTCCTTCTAGTGCAAACAACATAATTGTTTTAGTTGAAAATGTATTTCAAATACCTACAACTAACTTCACACTTAATCAAAATCCAACTTCAACAGGAACAGGAGCAGAAGTAGATTCTGGAAATTTTGTAACAAGTACAGAATATATTATCACTGCAACAGGTTCAACAGACTTTGTAGCAGAACACGGTGCTGCTGATAATAATCCAGGAACAATATTCACAGCCGCAAGTGCAGGAACACCAGATGCTACAGGGCTTGCAAGAGAAACTGGCTGGTATCTAACATTTAATTCTGCAGTACCACTTGACAAATATATTACAGTATTCTTTGGATTTGCAAACTAGGAGAAGTAAATGTCTCAATTGGGGCGAATTACAGGAGCATTACTACAACAGAATCTACATAGAGACGGTGTAGATCTTAAATTTAGTAACACCACATACGATTCAACCCCTGTACTATTCCTTGACGTTAACAACGGAAGAATAGGTGTAAACTATGATACTCCTCAGTATGATGTAGATGTTCCTACCACCCTGAGAAGCACACGAGTTCAAATTGATAATGTAGCAACTATTGATAGAGTTATTGCAAAAGCACCTGCAACTTTTTCCACAGTTTATGGACCGCTTAATATAATGCCGGCTACTCCTGGGGCTTACATGACATTCCAAAGAATGAGATCAGATGATTTAGATTTTAATGATAATACCATAAGCGGACTTAACACTAATCAAACAATTGAAGTTAGGTCTGAGTCAGGAACAGTAGATTTTCCAAGTGCAGCAAACATTTATGGTGACCTAGGAGTAACAGGTGACTTGACTATGGATGGAAACCTTAGTAAACTTGGCGACCTGACTATTGGAGACGAACTATATAATCCTGATGTAGGGGGCGGTTCAGGAGATGTTGTTGAGATAGTTCCAGACTTTTCACAATCGATTATTCCTGGCGATGACGCTACTTGGAATTTAGGTTCAGGAACACTGGTTGATAGTTCTGTAAGAAGATGGAACAATATTTTTGTAACAGATAATTTAACAAACACTGATACAGTATTACCATTAGAAGTTAGAGTAAGTGATCAACAAAAATTAGATGGTGTTAATAATCAAATTTTTGCACTACAAAGTAACGATGATATAATACTTGCACCGGATACAGGTATTAACATAATTGAATGGACGAAGTGGAATAATATAAGTGCATCAAGTACTGCTGCTAGTATCAGTGGTAATGTTTTAACAGTAGGCGGAACGATTACAGGAACATTTATACCAGGAATGTTACTTACAGGTGTAGGTATCATAGATGGAACTGTTATTACAGGCACTTCAACAGGATCAGATAGTGCTGGTACTTACACCGTAAACTTTAACTATGATGGTTCAGGATCAAGACCAGCACCTACAGGCACTATAGCAGTAACTGGTGCTACTGATGCAATAACAAATCTTACTGATATAGACGGCGGACCTAGAGAATATCCCGAAACACCATTAACTTTTGCAAATACGGGTATAGGTTACTTAAGGTTTCTTGATACAAATGCTTTATTAATTCCTGCTGCTGATGATGCTTCTCGTCCAGCTCGTCCTGAACTAGGTGACACACGTTGGAACGATCAACAAAATTTACTAGAAGTCTTTGCAGGTACTATCGAAGTAGTTACAGGCATAGGTGTTGTAACAGGATTACCTAATCAAACAGCAACTAGTTTAACAGGTGTTACAGATGGAAGCGGTGTTGATGCTGAATTTTCTATTACAATAACTTCCGGAGCAATATCTACTATAACTATTACCACAGTAGGACAAGGTTATATAACCGGCGACTTAATTACAATTACTGGTAACAATTTTACAGGAGGCTCTACTCCTACCAACGATATTGTACTTACAGTAGGTGCTCAAACAGACGACGGATATCAATTATCAACAGGTGGCGGTGCCGAAATCGACGTTCCTTTTATGGAAGATTTAGGCGATGCATACAGCCTAATACTGGGCTAAATTCTCCTTTTGGCTAAATACTTTTGTTAACGAAGACCATCGTTAATCTTTTACTGTGGTCAACTCGCAATGTAAGGTAGTTGGAGGGACAGGATCCCCGTGTAAGGAGAGCAAATGGCAATAGGTCGTATAAGTGGGCCGCTCTTAAAGGCAAATCTCATACGTAATGGCGTAGATTTGACTTTTAGAAATGGAGCAACAGACCCAGATATTTTATATGTTGATGTAAACAATGCTCGCATTGGAGTCAACAATTCAGCACCTACAGCAGATTTACACGTCACAGGAACTACAAGATCAACAAACATTCAAATTGATACTGAAATTGATATTGGTAATTTAAACATTACTGGTAACACTATCTCTAGTGATTTAGATACTATAAGTTTTGCTCCTAGTGGATCAGATCCTGTTATATATCACTCAAAAGTAGACGTTGATGATTTAAGGATAGAAGGAAATACTATTTCCACTACAGAATCTAATCAAAATTTAGAGTTTAGACCAAACGGAGCAGGCACATTAGAAGTATTGTCATCAGCAAACGTAGACGGTGATTTGTATGTAACTGGTAATGTAAACGTAGATGGCAATGTAACTATTGGCGGAAATATTACTATAGGTGATGACCTTACAGATTCAATTCAAATAAATGCGGCAATTAAAAGTGATTTGATACCTGAACAAGATAACACATTTGATTTAGGAAGCAGTGCATTTAAATGGAAAAATTTATTTGCAAATAATTTAAATACTGATTTACTATCACTTAGCACATTAGATGTTGGAGATTTGAGATTTCGTGATAACGAAATAACAACCACAACTGGTCTAGACTTACACTTAGATGGCAACGGCAGCGGCGGAGTAAGATTAGGAAACTTAAAAGTTACTGATAATGTGATTACAAACGTTGAACCAAATGCCATTACACAAATAGAACAAACAGGAACAGGGTATTTTAAAATTGCAGGTACAAACGGATTTGTACCTCCTAGAGGAAATACATCACAAAGACCAACTGCATATGCAGTAGTTGGTATGACAAGATTTAACACAGATACAAATGCATTAGAAGTTTGGTCAGGTACTGCTTGGGCAAGTCCTGCAGGTGCTTCAGGTGCTGTATCAGAAATTTTAGCAAATGATATTGCAGCATCATTTGCACTAATGTTAGGATAAGTATAGTATGCCAACAGTATTTAAAAACGAAGTAGTAACTGGAGTAGGAAAAACACCTGTAGATATCTTACAGATTATAGCAGGAGTTAGAGCAACAATTGTAGGTTTAAATCTAGCAAATACGTCAGACTTTGACATGGCAGTTGTAAACGTATACGTAGTAGATGAATCATCTACTGTTGCTAACTATGCTAGACAAATTCCTATACCTCCAGGGTCTAGTGCAAAAGTAATAACAAACGGTGAAAGGTTAATCCTTCCCGAAACAGCAGGATTAAGACTAGAATGTGATACTGACGATTGTATCGATGCTAGTATTAGTTACGTGGAGATATCATAATGAGCACATATTATTTTGGTCAGGCTGCTAATGAGTCACTTGGTAACAGTCCTCGTTATCTATATATGATTAGAAGAAACGATGACGGAGAAGTATTTTTAGAAAGAATTGATAATTTAATTAGTAAAGATACAATTCATCTTAATTTGCCTGGAAAACCTTCAGAAACTTTTGAAGACTTTGAACCAGGTATTGATTATTTTGAAGGAGTAAATGCAGATCACGAAGTTGAGGACGATAATTTAGTTTGGAGTCAATATAGATGGGATCAAAGAAGCATACTTTACTATGTAGATAGTAACGGTATGTTAACACAAAGAATTAACCAAAATTATGAATACCCAACAGGTAATTCCAGTTCGGAAAACCCTTGGAATTAAGGATATAGGAAATGGCAGAATTTAAGATAAGCAGACTTAGATATACTTGGAGATCAGGTTGGGTTACTGCAATTGTTTACAATAGAGATGATGTAGTTAGATATGGTGGACAAACTTGGGTTTGTGTAAGACAGCACACAGCAAGCGCATTTCAAACTGACCAAGAATATCTAGCAGATCCACAAGATTCAGAATTTACTCCTGCATGGAGAAAAATGACAGATGGTGTTGCTTGGCGTGGTAACTGGCAGACTGCAACTTTATATAATCCAGGCGATATCACACTTTATGGTGGTAAACTATACCTAGCAGTTACATCACATACTTCAGGATCTACTTTTGCAGCAAATGCTGATAAATGGGCAGAGTATGCTGACGCATACAATTGGGCGAATGTATGGACACCTACTACAAGATATGGTGTAGGCGATGTTGTTAGATACAATGGTAACACGTATAAATGTATAATTGAACACACAAGCGGTACTAATGATGACGGAACTGAAATTGGTAACAATGATGGTGATGATGATAGTACATTAGAAAATTGGGAAATCTTACATGAAGGAATTGAGTATGTAGGATCATGGTCAGACGCTACAAGATACAGACCAAACGATCTTGTGAAGTATGGTGGATCTATACTTAGAGTTACAAAAGGACACACCTCAGGTGAAGTAATTACAGATAACTGTTTTATAACAGAATTTCCTGGATTCAATTTTTATAATAACTGGAGTGGGGAAACATACTATGCAATTGGAGACATAGTAAAACATGGTGGATACATTTACATTGCTACAAGAAATAGTAATGGTGTAAATCCTTCAGCATCTTTTGCACCGCAATTTCCGCAAGACACATCATGGACTATCTTACATAAAGCAGCAAGAATTAGAGGACAATACTCCGAAAGTACAGCATATCTAACAGGTGATCTTGTAAGACGTGGCGGTAACTTATATCTTGCTTTAGCAGATACAGATGTAGCACAAGGCGATAGTTCACTAGCATTTTTAGATAATTCACAATGGGAAATAATTATTCCTGGAATAGCATGGAGAAACAGTTGGGCTTCAGGTGAAGATTATTCAGTAGGAGATATTGTTTTATACAGAGGTAATGCATATAAATGTAACTTCAATCATGATGCAAATACATTTAACTATCCTGGAGACAACGGAGAAGGTTTTTACTATTGGGATCTTTTATCACAAGCAGGCGACAACGTTGCTTTAAGTGCTGAAGGAGACTTGCTTACATTTGGATTCCAAAGAGCAGGTGATCTAAGTACAATAGGCACAACATCATTGCCAATAGGTGGCGAAAATCAAATATTAGTTGTTGATGATGCTAATTTTGTAGAATACAAAACCTTTGGAATAGCAAACAAATTCATTTATGTAGACAAAAATACAGGAGTTGATGACAGAACTACTAACAGAGGTTTTGATCCTCAAAAGCCTTACAAGTCATTGAGATATGCACTAGATAGAATTATGATGATGGATGACTATTCAAATATTTCTGTGCAAATGGGTACAGGATTATACGAAGAAGTATTACCATTGAGAGTCCCGGCAAACGTTGCAGTGCTAGGAACAGAATTAAGAAGCACAAGTATAACAGCATCTAAACCAGTTGCAGAATTAGCAGGTGATTTATCAAGTCATTATACTGCGCTAAGTTATTTGGCTACAATTATACCTAGCGTAATGACTAATATTGCTATAACTCCATCTACTTCTAATACTGTAGCACAAAATACTAATGCTACATTAAAAGGTGAAGTGTATGATGTTGATATTGCTACAGGAGAAGATTTAACATACGAACCAGTTCTTGCACCAGATGCACCTGATAACGTTGTAGATTTGATTACAGATATTAGAAGTTATTTAGATTATCACATTGCAGGCACAGGAGCAGAAGTAACAGTAACAGGATCAAACACTATACAAAATCATACAGTAGGTGAAAACTGGGCATGGTATAATTCAAGACAGATTCTTGAAGCAAACAGAGATTTTTTAATTGCTGAAGTTATAGCATATCTTACAGATAACGCAATCGCTTACAATTCTAATTATCTACAAGACATGATTAGTAGATATGTAGATGGATTTATAATGGATACTAGGTATTCAGGAAACTACAGTTCTTTGATAGAAGCAAGATATTACAGAAGACTTGTACAAGGATCAGAGCGCGAAGACATGTTTTATGTTAGAGATGCTACAGGTGTTAGAAACTTAACTACCAAAGGGTTAAACGGAGATTTAAATCCTGTAGGTGTAAACGAATTATATAGAAGACCAACCGGAGGTTCATTTGTATCACTTGATCCAGGCTGGGGTGTAGATGACGAAAGTGTATGGATTAAAACAAGATCACCTTACATTCAAAATGTTACGACATTTGGTACAAATTGTGTAGGACAAAAAATTGATGGTGCGCTACACGCAGGCGGTAACAAATCGATTGTTTCAAATGACTTTACGCAAGTTTGTAGCGATGGTATAGGTGCTTGGATTTTAAACAATGGAAGAGGCGAGCTAGTATCAGTGTTTACATATTACGCACAGATAGGTATGTTTGCAGAAAAGGGCGGTGTAATACGTGCTACTAACGGTAACAGTTCTTATGGTGACTTTGGTGCAGTTGCTGACGGTAACGATCCGACAGAAACACCTGCATTTGCAGAAGTTGATAACAGAACAGAACAAGCAACAATTGGTATTGCCTTTGCAGGAGAAGTTAACGATGAAATTCTTGCACTAGAGTATCGTAATGCAGGTCAAGAATATACAAACGCTACATATCAATTTGCAGGTGCTGGTACAAATGCAGAAGCAGTATTTGAAGAAACACGTGATGGCGGAATTTATCAAGCACTTGTAAAAAACAGACCAGGCGATTCAGGTGGCACACCAGGTGCAGGCGGATACCAAAACATAGGTAATAACGCTCAGTTTGGTGATGAAACTACATTAACACTAGCAACAAATAGTGATTTTGAAGAGGCTGATATTCTTGGGTTACGATTAATTATTACTTCAGGTAAAGGTGCAGGACAGTATGGTTATGTAACTGGCTACAACAACATTAATCAAAAAGCAACAGTAGCAAGAGAATCAGACGGGCAGCCTGGTTGGGATCATATTATTCCAGGATTTCCAAGTCAGCCAGCACTATTTACTGACAACACATACAGATTAGAGCCTAGACCAATTTTCCAACATCCTGGCTTCGAACAAGAAGTTGTAGACTTAGCAGGTGCATCTCCCTGGACATCAATTGCTTATGGCGAAACAGAAGAAGAATACCAAGGTGTTACAGGAACTGGCGGCGGAGACAATGTAATTGAAGATGCAACATTTGATGTAACTAAATTAGGAAGAAAATATGTTGCAAGTATAGTCAGCATTGGAGCAGGATATACTGTAGGAGCAACTATTACTATTCCAGGTGACGAACTAGGTGGTGCAACACCTGAAAACGATTGTTATCTAGAAGTTGCAGGGGTGTCTGAAGATAGTACAAACACTCTTACAGCAGTATCAGTAACAGGAATTGCACAAAGCGGAAGATTTGTGTTATTACCTAGCTCTAGCACTGACAGTAGTTACAGTATTGACGGAACTAATTGGACACAAGAAACTCTACCACAAGGCGGAGATTGGAGAGCACTAGCAGCAGGATCAAATAGATTTGCGGCAGTTGCATATAATTCTGGAATTGGACTTTATTCTAAAAACGGTATAAATTGGACAGCGGTATCACTTCCTGTAGATAGTACATGGACTGATATGGCATACGGTAAATCACTTGTAGGTAACGGAGACTATGGAGTATTCCTTGCAGTATCTGAAACAGCCGATAAAGGAATTTATAGTATTGACGGTGGAGCAAGTTGGACGGAAACTGAATTACCAAACATAGGAGATTCAACATTTAACAAATGGAAATCTGTAGCGTACGGTAAAGGAAAGTTTGTTGCTATTTGTGATACAGGAAACTTTGCTGCAATAGGTGAATACAACGCACTTACAGATACTTGGACATGGAATGCAGAAATTATGGATGTGATTGATGACTCTGCTACAAAAGAATGGACATCAATTACATACGGAAATAACAGATGGGTTGCTATTTCAACAACAGGTGATCTTTCATATAGTTATAATAGTGTTACTTGGTACGGCGGAACAATGCCTACACAAGATGGTTCAACCGCACACTATTGGAAAAAAATAGCATACGGACAAGGAGTTTTCTTTGCTGTAGGTGATAACGGATTAAGACCTATCTCAGGTGATGTTCCTGCTGATTTGACAACACAATTTGCAGCAACATCAGAAGATTGTGTAACTTGGACTACTAGAACATTAACAAATAAATTAGAATGGGATACTGTTGGTTTTGGTAATCCAGATATAACACTTACTGACTCTACTACATTTTCAAATAGTACAGGTACATGGATTGTTGTTCCTAAGAATAGTAGCCAGGGAGAAAAAATACTAACTGGATGTAGAGCAAAAGGAAGAGTAATTGTTGAATCAAGAAACATTAACGAAATTAGAATGTGGGAACCAGGCAGTGGATATGAAACTTTCCAACCTACACTAACGTTTGTTGATCCTAACAACACAGTAGATGCATATGCTGAGATAAGGATTGCTGATAGAGTACTTGCACAACCAGGATGGGTAAACAGAGGTTCGGGTTATAGAACATCAAGTACACAAGTTACTGTGCTTGGAGATGGTTTTGCAGATAACATACCTTCAGGACAATTTGTAACAATATCAGGTATAGTTGGACCTGTACCAGGACCTGGTACACAATTAAGATTTAGAGGTGCAACTGAATTCTATACTACACAGACTGAAGAATTACTAGATGAAGATGCAAAAGGAAACAAAACTGTAAGATTTAGAATAACACCTAAACTAACTTTAGATGATTTCCTTGAACATACATCACAAGTAGAAATTAGACAAAGATATTCACAGGTTAGAATCACAGGACATGATTTCCTTGATGTCGGAACAGGAAACTTTGAACAAACTAATTATCCAACATTGTATCAAGCAGCAACTTTTGTTTATGCTCCGGAAAACGAAGTTTATGAAAACAACGGTGGTAGAGTATTCTACACATCCACAGACCAAAACGGTAACTTCCGTTGCGGAGAATTGTTTGCTGTTGAACAGGCAACTGGTATTGTTACTATTAGTGCTGACTTCTTCGACTTTGGCGGACTAACAGAATTAGCACTTGGCGGTGTTAGACTAGGTGGATCAGGGGCAGTTGTTAGAGAATTTTCAACTGATCCTTTATTTTCACAGGACAGTAACAATGTAGTGCCTACGCAAAGAGCAATTAAATCTTATTTACAAAATAGATTGAATGTTGGTGGTTCGGATTTATTGACAGCGAGCTTTATTGCTGGTACTGTTAAGGTAGGTCCAGATGCTATTGGTAACGTAGCAAGTTTAGAAAACTTATTTAGACAACGTGCTGATTTTGAAGGACCAAATGCTGGAATATCAGGCAGCATATTAGCACAAACAATGTTTATGAACTCATTTGGAATTGAGTAGTGAGGAACGGTATAATGATGCATATTGATAAATACATAACAACAATGGAAGCAAAAAATGGCAGAGTTTAAATTAGGTAGAATTAGATTTGTCTGGAAGGGCGACTGGACAGGTTCAACGCAATATTACATTGACGATGTAGTAAAATACGGTGGAAAAACTTATATTTGTGCTGTAGGACATACATCTGACAACAATTTTTACACAGACTTAGACTTTGTTCCAAGTAAATGGAACCAGATGAGTGACGGACAACGTTGGAGAGACGAATGGTCTGTAAGCACATCGTACGCACTAAATGATGTTGTTAGATATGGAGGCAGTTTATACATTGCAAACACTGCTCATACTTCTAATAGTGCAGCATCATCAGGATCTTCCGGAGTTGAAACAAGCACAGGATTAGAAGCCGATCAAGCCAAATGGGATTTATATGCAGAAGGATTAGACTGGAAAGCAGATTGGGCAATATCAACTAGATACCTAGTTGGTGATTTGGTAAGATATGGCGGTTATACATATAGATGTAAAACAGGACATACGTCAACAGCAGATGCAGCACTAGGACAAGAAGCCGATACAGCATATTGGGATACTTTTAACACAGGTATTGACTACAAAGGCGCATGGGCACAAGCAACAAGATACAAAGCAAATGATGTTGTAAAACAGGGAGCCGGTTTATGGGTTGTACCTGCAGGTGAACATCACACATCAACAGCAGATTTTGCTGCTGACGTGGCAGCAGGATCATGGAATCAATTTGTAGAAGGTTTAGAATTTGAAGATACATGGAGCATCAGTACACCATATCAAAATGGTGATATAGTAAGATACGGTGGTAACCAATATGTTTCAAAATCAACACACACAGGAACAGTTCCAACTGCTTCTGGAAATACAGATTGGGATCTATTTGCAGAAAACTATACATTCTCAAATGATTGGGCAATTGGTACAAGTTACAAAATTGGTGAAGTAGTAAGATTAAACGGATTTACATATAGAGCTAAAATAGATAGTTCATCTATAACAGCAACAGTATCAGAAACAGCAGCAGGAACAAACATATTTACTGCTGACGATACAACAGGTATGGTTGCAAACATGGCAATTCAATTGTCAGGTACTACATTTGGAAATGTATTTACAAGTGCAACTTACTATATTAAAACAGTAGACAGCGGAACAGAATTTACGATTTCAACTACACCTGGCGGAACAGTATTTACACCTACGTCAGCAACAGGTACAATGACTGCTACAGTAGCAGCACTACCAGGAAACGCAACTTATTGGGATCAACTTAACGAAGGATTAAACTGGACAGGCACATGGACTGATGACAGAGAATACTTCAAAGGCGATTTGGTCAGATTTGGTGCAAACAATTATGTTTGTATTCAAAATCATAGATCAGAAGCAGACGATGGATCTACTATAGGCGCAGAAGGTGGCGGAGCAGATAATTCAAGACCAGATCAAGATGTAACAGGTAGTTACTGGAATGCGTTTACCGTTGGTAGCGATATAGATGTACTAAGTGCAACAGGAGATCTTGTTTACTATTCAGGAGCAGGACCTGCTAGATTACCAATTGGTACAGAAGGACAAGTATTAGTTTCAAGCGGAACACTACCTGAATGGAGAACACTAGGTGCAACAGATCAAGTTTATTATGTTGCTCCTCATGGTACAGACGGACCTGCACCAACATACGGAAGAACTGTAGATAAACCATTCAAGTCAATCAGATATGCATGTGAACAAGTAGAAAACGGACCAAGAAATCCTAACGCACAGTATCTATTAGAAAGAAATAGAATATTTTTACAAAGAGAAACTTCTAGTTACATAGAGTATCAAGTAGCAAATGCAACACCAGGAAGTATCTGGGAAAATTTTGACTTTGATGAATATAAATGTGAAAGAGATGTTGGATTTATTATTGACAGACTTATCTGGGATATTGGACACGGCGGAAATTTAAAAGTACGTGCAGCAGCGTTATCTTTTGTAAACGGATTTAGTGCAGACGGTGAATTTTCAGACCCATCAGAAGATAAAGTATATGGTGGAGCAGGATTGGCTGCAGAGGCAGAACAATCTGTTGCTGCATACGGACATTTAGAAACAATAATTAATAGTGTTTTGAATAACACTGCACCGGCAACAGCGTACCAAGACAGCAATGACTCAACAGCGGTAGCAGCACAGTACATTGATACTAACTACACTACAGAAGCAGGAGTATCGGCTACAATCGCTACGCTAATGAAAATTGTTACTGATACAATTACAGCAGGCGACACAAGTGCTATTCCTACAAGATTAGTACCTAATGTTACAATTAACGTTAAGTCAGGTAGATACAAAGAGATATTACCTATTATTGTTCCTGCAGAAACAGTTATATTAGGCGACGAGGTTCGTTCAACAAATGTTGCAGCACAACAAGAAGCAGATAGTAATACAGATGTTACTGATTCTTATTATTCTATAGAAACTTTAAAACATATTAAAGGATTTATTGGTAATGTTGTTGACGGTACATCAGTTACTCCTACTACAGGAAATACAACTTCACAAGATCAAACATGGCCTTTAGCAGATGACGCTGAAACTGCAGGAATTACATCAAAATTAGTTGATGTGATAGCAGAGCAAATTGATTTTAAACTTGGTGTAAAACATACAACCAACTTAACAGAGCCAACAGGTTATAATTCATCTTACTTGTCAGGATATGGTACTGCTAAGAAAAATATTGAGTACAACAAAAAATTCTTACAAGAAGAAGTTATACAGTATATTACAAATAACTTTCCTACACTAAAATATAGTAAGACAAAGTGTAGACAAGATGTTGGATATATTGTTGACGCATTTAGTTATGATTTAACATATGGTGGAAACTATCAAATACTTAATGCAGCAAAAGCATATTGGGATGGAAATAGTTCTACAAGTGCATTAAATAGCAATGCAGTTACACAAACAATTTCAGCATATAACTATTTGAAAGAATTGTTAGCAAAAGTTGCTAGAAGTACAACTATTACAGGTTTACAAAGTACAATTCCACAATACATGAATGCAGATGCTGGTGCATCTGTTGCAACAGTTATTGAAAATAACTTTGATATTATTCTTAACACACTTGCTGGAGATTCAACAGGAGCAGACTTACCGTTTGTTACTGTAACTACAACAGCATCAAATGTTATAACAACAAGTGCAGCACACAATTTACAAGTTGGTGATGCATTTATTCCATTAGAAGCGTCTAATAACTTAGTAAAAGATACAAAGTATTGGATTATAAGCACACCAGCCGCTAACACATTTACAGTTAGTGAAACATTTGGTGGTAGTGTGTTTACATTAACAGACGCAACTGGTTTAAGTGTACCTGCACACGTAGAAAACTATCCAGCAGTAACGAATGCTGTAAGTTCAACTACAGCACTTATCACCGCTGCAGAGACCTTAGATGCGCAGCAAGAGGCCCTTGTAACACTGGTTGACAGTTACATTGATACTAACTATCCTACACTTGTATATGACGAGGCTAAGTGTAAAAGAGATACAAGATTAATACTTGAAGCAGTAATGTTTGACTTTATGTTAGGCGCAGGTGCAATTAATGCAGACTCAACAAATTTTGCTACACATATTGCATCATTAGCATACTTGCGTAGTACTTCAAGTGATGTTTACACTTTAGGACAAAAGACTGCAACAAGAGCTGCTTTTAAATATCTAGCAACTGTGATTGCAGGCGACACTGCAACTTACTTAAATAGTGACGCAACAGCGGCAGCAAGAGTTGCGTTGTTGATGGATAAACTAGACACAATATTCTACAGTGCAACTGATGAAGGTGACGTTTGTGCAACTGAAATTAGAAATAGAGACTACGCTAGATTAAAACTAGAAGAAAACAGAGACTTTATTAAAGCAGAAGTTGCTGCTTACATAGACGATGCATTCAGTGGCACTATAACAAACACAACAATAACAACAGATGTTATTACTATAAGTGATACAGGTTGGTTGAAAAGAAATGCAGCAATTAAATTTACAGGTACAACCTTTGGAAATATTGTTGCAGGTACAACATACTATGTGTACGATGTTGTTAGTGCAACACAGTTTAAAATTGCAACTTCACGATATGCAGGTAGTGCAGTAACATTAACTACTGCATCAGGAAGTGCAAATGTTGAAATGTTGTACGATGAAACTGCTTGTGCAAGAGATGTTGACACTTATATAGATGCACTTAAATGGGATCTGCAGTGGACTTCCAACTACAAGTCACGATATGCTGCAAGATACTATGCAAATGCAGTTACAGGATCACAAGAAGAATATTTCTATTACTTAAGAAACGGAACTGGTGTAAGAAACCAAACACTAGATGGCTTAAATGGCGACCTTTTACAACCAAACGAGTATGGAACATCAAGAGTGTCAGCGGGTGCATATGCATCACTTGATCCAGGTTGGGGACCAGATGATTTCAGAGGTTGGATTATTTCACGTTCGCCTTATGTACAAAACGTTACAACATTTGGTAACGCAGCCATAGGACAAAAAATTGACGGAGCATTACACAATGGTGGTAATGATTCAATAGTATCCAACGACTTTACACAGGTAATTTCCGACGGTATTGGTGCTTGGGTAGCAAACAATGGTAGAGCAGAGCTTGTATCAGTGTTTACTTACTACTCACACATTGGATACCTGTCAACTGAAGGTGGCAGAATTAGAGGAACCAACGGTAACAATTCTTACGGTGACTTTGGATCAGTAGCAGAAGGATTTGATAGCACAGAAACTACAGGAACATCTATAGTAGACAACAGACTTCAATTCGAAGCAACAGTAGGATCAGTAACTACAGACGGTGCAGATAAAATTTTCACACTAGAATATAATAATGCTGGTTCAGAATATACAGAAGCAGATATGGGACTGTTTGGTGCTGGATCTGATGCGTCTTCAGAATTAGGAAAAGAAATTAGAGATGATGCAGTATTCAATGTTAGACTGCTTGACAATGTAGACGATTCAACAAATGCACCAGAAGCCGCAGGTAACTTTGGTGGATTTGGTTACATACAATCAGCAAACACTGCACAAGGTGGTACAACTACACAGATTACCATTGCTGCAACAGACAGTCAAACAAGTACAGCATACATTGGTATGAGAGTTTACCTAAACGGTGGTAATGGTATTGGACAAATAGGTATAATTGATACTTACAACTCAGGAACAAAAGTTGCTACAGTAACAAAACCTTCTACAGGAGCAGCAGGTTGGGATCATGAAATTCCAGGTACTACAATTTCAGCACCGGATGCATCAACTACATATGTAATTCAACCAAATGTTACATTTGGTGCACCACCAAGAAGCGAAACAGCAAGAACATTGGCTGCTACTACTACTTGGGCTGACTTACACTACCAAAACATTTTTGAAAATTACCTTAATACAGCACCGAATTCTACTACAGGATCTGGTATTAATGCTACATTTGATGTTTTCAAGAAAGGTACAAAGTATGAAGTTGTTTTAAAAGCAGGTGGTACTGGTTACGGAAGATTAGAGACAGTTACTATTTTAGGTACAGCAGTTGGTGGTGCAACACCAGCAAACGATATAGTGCTTACAATAACATCTATAAACAGTAGCACTGGTGCTATAGTAGAATTTGACAAATCAGGTACATCAAACGGTGGTAAGTTTATTGCTTTACCAAGCGCAACAGGAAACGGCACAAATGTTTCCGCAGACGGTGTAACATGGACAACAGGTGGAACACTTCCTGCAACAACTACTTGGACAGCACTTGCTGGCGGTAGAATGGATAAAGTGGTTGAAGCAACAAATTTTGTTACTGGCAGAGCATACACTATTACAGAACCTGGAGATACTCCTTGGTTCTCAATAGGTGCAAGTGCAATTTTACCAGGAACAATTTTTGAAGCAACAGGCGCAGGAACATTTACAAGTGTTGCAGGTAAAGCATCTGAAAATGATGAAAGAGTAATTGCTATTGCAGGTGGTACAGGAGTTGACGACACAGCATTTAGTGCTGATGGCGGAGCAACTTGGACTGCAGGAGGAAACTTACCTAGCACAGGAAGTTGGAATGCAGTTGGTTATGGTGCTAACTGTTGGATAGCAGTAAAATCAGGCTCAACAGAAGCAGCAATTTCCGAAGATGGTGGTGTTTCTTGGAGCGTTACTGCTGCTAGTCTTCCAAGCACAAGCACATGGGATAGTGTTGCATATGGCGGCGGATATTGGGTAGTACTTGCTTCAGGCACAAACAAAGCAGCATGGTCAGTTGACAAAGGCGCAACTTGGACTGCTGTTACTTTACCATCAACTTCAGACTGGAGCAGTGTTGCATATGGTAACAACAGATTTGTTGCAGTATCAGCAACAAACGGTACAGTAGCCGCTTACAGTATTGATGGCGGTCAAACTTGGACTGCAAGCACATTACCTTCAACTGCAGGATGGTCACATATTGAATATGGACAAGGAACATTTGTAGCAGTAAGTGACGGCGCAAACTACGCAACATCGACAGATGGTATTGTATGGACAGCAAGAACACAATCCGAAACAAACGGACTTGTTGCTACAGCATTTGGTAATCCAAACCAAGTAGGAATGTTTGTAGGTGCTAGACAAGGTTCAGGAAACGGCGGTATACAAATTAAAGAAGGTACAAGAGCACAAGGTAGAGCATTTGTTGCAACTGAGAAAATATTTGCAATTAGAATTACTGAACCAGGTTCAGGATATGCTACTGCACCAACAATAACTATTACAGATCCTAATAATACATTTGAGGCTCCAACAGAAGTTAGAATTGGTAAAGGAGCATTAGCTCAACCATCCTTTAAAAACAGAGGATCAGGATATGTTACAGCAAGTGCTGATCTAAATAGCGGAGATGGATTTGCAGATATCTTCCAAAGCGGATCATTTATAGCGGTAAGAAGATTATCAAAAGTTCCAGCAGTAGGTTCGAACGTAGTGTTTGGACATTTACCAGATAGAACATTTAAACTAGTACAAGTTTTAACACTGTTAGGTGAAAACGATGGTGCACAAACAGCATTCTTGCAGATTGCTCCGGACATGACAGTATTTGATACTCCACCGGATGGCACAAGTGTTGAAACTAGAATTAGGTATTCACAAGTTAGATTGACAGGACACGATTTCTTAGATATTGGTACTGGAGGATTTGCTTCTACAAACTATCCAAATACTCCAAGTAAGTTACCAAATCAAGCAAATGAAACCAGAGATGATAATGGTGGTAGAGTGTTCTTTACATCAACAGACCAAGATGGTAACTTCAGAGTTGGTGACTTGTTTACAATTGAACAGTCAACTGGTGTTGCAACATTGAATGCTGATGCATTTAATATTTCAGGACTACAGGAACTTACACTTGGAGAGGTTACACTAGGCGGAAATAGTGCAAGTATTACTGAATTTAGTACAGATGTATTCTTTAGTGCTAATTCGGACAATATTGTACCAACGCAAAGAGCTATTAAAGCATATATTAGTTCACAAATTGGTGGCGGTGGTGCTGCACTTAACGTTAACAGTGTAACTGCTGGTTTTATTACTATCCAAAATAATACGATAAGTACTACAACTGGTCAATCAATTAAAATGAATGCAACATTTGATTTTAGAAGTGGCGTTGTCGGTCTTCCGATAGCATTTAACTACTTCTTAACATAAATAACAGTGGAGAAGAAATAAAATGGCAACAGGAAGATTAGGAACTTTAGACGTAGCAGCAACTACATACGAAAACTTGTATGTATGCCCTGCAGACACTTTTTGCGTCGCTAGTGTAAGTATGGTTAACAGGACCACTGGTAACATTACTTTAAGAGTAGCGGTAACTACAGTGGCTGCACCAGGCACACCTGGAAACGACGAATTCATCGAATATGATGTAGTTTTAGCACCTAAGGGTGTGTTGGAAAGAACAGGTTTAGTATTAGACGCTGGTAAAATAATTAAAGTTTACGCTTCAGGTGTAGGTGTTAGTGCTGTAGCAATGGGCATTGAAACATCAACAGTTACGGCGTAATTAAAAGGAAAGTATAATGGCAAGAAAAATTACAACAGGTGAAGTCGGTGGTGCACTAGGTGGTATTAACATTACCAATACTACGATTAGTGCTGCTGAAGATCTTGATATCACTATTGATCCACAAGGTACTGGTAGAACAAACATCCAGGGTAACACGCATCTAGGATTACAAGCAGATTTAAGATTTGGTGACAGTGACGATAGTCATTACGTTGGATTCAAAGCACCTGCAACTATTGCAAGTGATGTAATATGGACATTGCCAGATGCTGAAGCAGTTTCAACAGGATATGCACTAGTAACAAACGGTGCAGGAGTACTATCATGGCAAGCAGCAGGTCCAGCACATGCTGATGAAACAGGTGATGCAGCAACTTATTATCCAGTAATTAGTACACAATCTGCTACAGGATTTTTAACAGAAACAAAAGTTTCAACTACAAAATTATCTTTCCAACCTAGTACAGGAACTATGTCATTAGGTGGAAATACTGCTTCAACTTCAATTACTACAGGTACACTTGTTGTAACTGGCGGTGTTGGTGTAAGTGGTGCCATATATGCAGGTGCAGATATATTAGCATATGCATCTTCAGACAAAAGATTAAAAGAAGATATTGTTAAAATTGATGACAGTTTAGAAAAAATAACAAAATTATCAGGATACGAATATAACTGGAATAGCATTGCACAAGAAATGTATCCAGAAAGAACTAAACGTGACGTAGGAGTTATAGCTCAAGAAGTTCAAGAAGTTCTTCCATCAGCAGTTGTAGAAAGAGAAGATGGTTATCTTGCTATAAGTTATGATAGTTTAATTCCACTGTTAATAGAATCTATCAAAACACTTAAACAAGAAATAGATGCAATAAAAGGAGGACAACAGTAATGGCTGTACAATTATCAAGTAAGGGTATTATCTATTGTAACGGACAGCACCAATGTAAAATTGCTGAAGGTTACGAATTTTATGTATATGATGGCGATTGGTGGACACCATGTAATGGCGGCAGATGTTGCCTATGGACTGTGCCAAACGGAACTACATCTATTAAATTTGAAATATTATCAGGTGGTGGTCCAGGTGGATCATCAGGCGGTGACTACGATAACGGTATCGGTGGTCAAGGCGGAAACTACGCTGTAAAAACATTACAAAAATCAGTTCATGGATTTGGAGATGGTAGCCAGTACACAATTTGTGCTGCTGGATCTTCAGCGTGTAGTTGTTGCTGTAGATGTAACGTAAACAACCGTCATGGTTGTAGAAGTTATGTTAACGGTACAGGATTAAGTAATTTCTGTGTAACAGGCGGCATGGGCGGCCCTACAGTTTGGGATAAATCATCAAACTGTTACAACTGTCACATTGGTAACGTTCAGTGTAACAGAGGTTTATATAACAGTAGTTGGCAAGCAAATGCTTGTAACCAAGCAAGTTATGGCGCTGATATGACATTTAGAGGAACAGCAGGTTCAATGAACAGACAGTACAACTGTTGTGCTGATTACTTTTCAGTAGCAGGTGGTCCTTCAGGTCCATTTGCAGCACCACACGGAGTAGGTGGTAAACACTGGTGTACAGGTAACTTGGCTTGTTGCTCGGCACACGCAGCATTTCCAGGAGGCGGTGGAGCAGGACATGGTACTGGTTCACGTAATGCTTGTTGGGGTTCATTTGGTGCTGGTGGATTAGTAAGAGTAACATATAGTTAAGGAGCAAAACATAATGGCAAATATCAAAAAGACACTAACTTACGCTATACCAGATTATATGTATTCAGGAACTACTGAGCAAGGTAAAACTAGTACGCAAGAATACGACGGACCAGATCATATAATTTTATGGGTTGATAAAGAAACTGGATACTTAGAGCAGTGTCATGCGGAGCATGAAGAGCCTGATTGTCCTCTTCCATTAAACATTAGAAGAGAAATTCTTAGAGCAGACACTAATGAAAACACAATAAAAGTTGCTTTATTGTGGGGTGGTGTACAAGAACCTAAAGTATATGAAGTAGAAGTTGGTCCTAGTGATCAACCAAATGCTATTATTCCTGATCCTACACACATTTGTGAAGTTTATAACGAATATGCATTATATGCAGATTATAAAGCACCATTACAGTGGGCTCCGATGGATAGAGCAGCAGCAGTTGAAGGTTGGGATTTCTTAAGAACTGAAAGAAACACAAGATTGGCTAATAGCGATGGTAAAATAGCAGAAGACATGCCAGAATCATTAAAACAGGCGTGGCGTGATTATAGACAGAAACTAAGAGATATGCCAACAGATTGGGCAGATGTTCCAGGTTATTTGGTTAGATTTCCAGAGTCACCTGATGATGGACCAGATCCAAACTTTAATGATCCGGATGTAACTGTTACAAGGATTGCTGACAGAGGCGATGCTGATGTTACTGCTATTAGTATGCTTCCAAACGGTGTAAACTAAACCACATTATTAATTAGGCTTTTCAGAACACAATAAATATTATAACAACAGCATAAGCAAAGGTTATAATATTAATGAAAAAAGCATTCTTTATCAACGGTGGTGCCGGTCGTGTACTTTGTGCGATTCCAGCATTAGAATATCATTTAAAAAATATTGATCCAACAGCACCTATTATTGTAGAAGGTTGGATTGATTTATATCTAACCAGTAAAATATTAGTTAACAATACCTTTCCTGCTAATGATCCTAATCTTTTTGAAAAATTAAAAGATAGAGAAATCATTACACCTGAACCTTACAAACTTAATGCTTATTTTACTCAAAGAGCAAACTTAGTGCAAGCCTTTGACATGCTGATTAATTATGATTATCCACCTGAAACAGTTCCGGAAACCAAAGTATACAATGAACTCTTTATAGGAAAAAAAGATATTGCAACAGGTGAAGAGCTAGTAGCAGAAGCAAAAAGACATTTCAAAAAAGATAAAGTATTAATATTTCAACCATTTGGATCTACTGCTACAATACATGGCGGAGTAATTGTTGATGAAAGTGGTAGATCGTTTGAAGTAGATGATATTGTAGACTTACTTGAAGAATTGAATAAAGATTATGCTGTTATACTAATGAGCAGTATGAAAATACCAACGGAACGAAACTTAAATGTAATGTTTCCGGAAGAAGTAAGTTTATTACAATGGACTGCAATTATAAATGCTGCAGATTATTTCTTAGGTTGTGATTCCGTAGGACAACATATTGTTCACGCTCTTAAAAAACCTGGAACAGTAGTTATAGGTAGTACATTTCCTGAAAATATTTCATATCCGGAAAGTACCACACTAAAAATTATAGATAACGGATTAGGCGAGAGAATATATTCTCCTCTTAGAGTTGTAATAGATATTAGAATTGATAGACATAACGAAAATTTAATGAAACTAAGTGACGACACTAAGAAAAAAATTGTAAAACAAATTAAAGATACTTTAGGAAAACAATAATGAGAAAAACAGGCTACATTGCAGGAATTGCTAGAGGGCATAATGCAGGTGTTTGTCTACTAAAAGACGGCGAAATTGTATTTGCAATAGAAGAAGAAAGATTATCTCGTTACAAATACGACGGTGGACCTTTTGCAAGTATGATTAAAATTTTAGATTATACAGATAAGATTGATTATCTTGCAATATCACACACACAACTTGCAGAGCCTATAAATGATTATGTGCCTCAAGATGTGTATACAGCACTCGCTAGAAAACTAAGATTAATTGACGATCCCGAAACACAGGTTTTTAAATATCATGATCAACATCATAGAAGTCATGCTGCACTAGCATTTTATAGATCTGGGTTTGAAAAAGCAAGTGCTATAATTGTTGACGGTGCAGGAACATTTGTAGAAAGACCTGACGGACAAACTATGTTTGAAGTTGAAAGTATATTTGATTGCACATATCCTGCAGGTTTCAAAGAAATTTATAAGCACTTTGGAGGCAACGGACCTTGGCAGACTGAACATTACAATAGAGATGGTAATGGCACAGAAGTAATGATCAACGATAAAGCAGGTATTGTTAAAGCATACGAAGCAGTAACAAGATTTTGCGGGTTTGATTCTATTGAAGCGGGCAAAACAATGGGTCTGTTTCCATACGGAGAACCAGATAAAGCACCTAAAATTTACACTAACATCTTTGGTGGTAACAAAGACCTATTTACTAACACATATCCAAACGGAGCATGGGTCAATGAATCCCAATTTCCAGAAATAAGAGACAGAATGTATGATCCTAACGATATAGTTAGTTCGGTTAGTGATCCTGATAATCCAGATGAACAAAACAAAATTCAAGAATTGCTTAGAAAATCTGATAGAGAAGATGTTACACAACTTCCTTCACGTAGAAACATGGCATACAATGTTCAAGTAGAATCTCAACAACTTGTACTTGATTTAATTTTAAAATCAATTGAACGTACTGGAAATAAAAACATTGTTATTAGTGGCGGTTACGCACTAAACTGTGTTGCTAATTATTACTACTTAAAACATTTACCAGAAGGTGTAAAGATATATGTAGAACCTGTTAGCAATGATGCAGGTACTGCAATGGGCGCAGCATTTTATCATTATTATAAAACATATGAAGATAAAAAAGTCAGACAAAAAGACGAAAATTTATTTTTAGGGCCAGTTCAAACTATTACAGAAGATACAATTAGAGAAACTGCAAAAAAATATAATGGTAAGATAACAACAAATGTAGATTATAAACAAGTTATTGATACTATTAGAAACAGAAATATTGTAGCATTATATCAAGAAAGAGGTGAAAGCGGCCCACGTGCATTAGGTAATCGTTCTTTAATGTATGATCCAACAGATCCAGACGGTAAAGATTTTGTTAATTTAGTGAAGAAGCGCGAATATTTTAGACCATTTGCTGCAACTGTATTACAAGATGATGTACATGATTGGTTTGACTTGCGTGGCATGGAAGATTCACCAAGTATGATGTATGCTGTTAATTGCCAACCTGGAGTGAAAGAAAAAATACCAGCAGTAATACATGTAGACGACACATGTCGAATACAAACAGTATCTAAAGAACAAAATGTACATTGGTATAACCTAATTAAGGAATTCAAAGATCAAACTGGAGTACCTGCATTGTTTAATACTAGTTTTAACTTAGGTGGCGAACCACTTGTTGAATCTATTGACGATGCTTTACGCACTCTTTACAACTCAGGAATAAATTACATTTACTTTCCTGCTGTTAAAATACTAGTAGAGATCACACATAACGATAGAGCTTAAAGGAGAATAACATGGAAAAAGAAAATGAAGGAGAAATTTTTTCTTTATTTCCAACACCTTTATACACACATAAACTAGTAAATCAAGAATATACAAATGTACAAAACGAATTACAGCCTATAGTTGATAATCTATACAGCGAAGGAACTTGGGGACAAAACCCAAATTGGAGTTCATCTTCACAATATCTATCTAATCAAGGTGATTTTTTTGAACATCTATTGCAATTAAAAAATATGAAAATTACCGGTGAAACTATTATGCGTCACTGTGTAAATTATATGGCAGCATGTAATGTTCAGCCTGCCTACAAAGCAGCAATGACTTCTTCGTGGTTAACATTAAACAAGCCTGGCCTTTCATCGCATATTCACGATCATGGTAACGCACATATTAGTGGAGTATATTGGTTTAAAACTGGTGGCGATGACGGCGACATTGTATTTAGAAATACATTGAAAGCGTTAAAATGCAATCCTATTGGCAGTTCTATTGCACACGAAAATTCTTTTCCCCCTGAGCAAGGTAGGCTAATTTTGTTTCCAGGATTTTTAGATCATAGTGTAAATGAAAACAAAACTAACAATGATAGAATTAGTTTGTCTTTTAATATCTTGTTGGAAACAGGTGCAGTATAATGTTGCATATTTTTGGAGATAGTTTTTCTATTCCTCATGCACATATGAAAGAAGTATTTGGTCCTAATAAGACTGAAGTAACATATCTACCTTTAGAAAAAAGTTGGACAACAATAGTAAGTGATGCTATAAGTAAAGATCCTCATACTAACTATGCTATTTTAGGTTGTTCTAATGATTACATTTATCAGCAATTACGTGAAAAAGAATTATTGTTCAAATCAGGAGACTGTGTTATAATACAATTAACTAATTTATATAGAGAATGGTTCTTTGAAAATAAACCATATATGGCTGTTCATATGGCAACACAAATGACTCCTGGTGTAGATATTACCCAACAAGAGTATGATGCATTAGAAATGTATAAACGACATTTGTATTCAGAAAGGCGCCTCATTTTGCATTATCATACACTGCTTGATGCATTATCTCTTAGAATAAACTTGTATGGAGAACAAAATATTAAGTGTTTAATTTTACCAGGCTTTCACAATATTCAAGGTATAGAAGGAAACTTGTGTGAAGCATCTGGATCAGAATTTGATAATGAAAAAACTTCTATGGCATACCATGAAAAAACTGGCGACAATAGATTCAATCATTTTTCTGAAGTTAATCATAAAATTTTAGCAAGTAAAATAATTAATTTTTTTAATACAGGCGAAACTATTGACTTGACATCTGGATTTAAAACTGGTATAATGACAAAGGAAATATTAGAAACATGTTAAAACTTTCACTTGAAGGATATCCAGTTGGTATAAAAGAATTAGAACCACAAGACTTAAAAAGTCTACAGGATCATTATCTGCCGTTAGTATTAGGAAAGAATAGTGCTGGAAGTTCTAACAGTGCAAGTAAAATTACTAACAATCTATCTCAACGCTGGGACGATTCTGATTTTTTTAAAAAATACAATGATACTATATTGCCAGCACCTTATATACAAGATTATATTGATTCATATTTGTTTAAATTTCCTTATAGCGTAGATATCGAAACTTGGTACAATGTACATGAGCAATATGATCATCAACAATTACATGACCATATTACAACTAACGTACCAGCGTTTTCTTGTGTTGTAATTTTAAAACAGCCTAGTCCAGAAGCAGGACAATTTGTTTTTAGAACTCCTAATTTATCTAATCATTTAAAATATTTAGAATTAGATCCTATGAATGATTATCCTAATGCTTTTTACCCTGAAATGAAAGAGGGTTTAATATTAATGTTTCCTTCTTGTTTAGAACACTACGTACATTTTAATCAAACAACTGAGCCAAGAGTTGTTTTTTCTTCAAATATAATTGTAAAAAGAAAAGGTGACTTGTACTAATGGAAACTATTATTCCTTTTCCTATCACTGTTAAACCATTTAAACAACATAGTCAACTAAAACAGCAGATACTTGATGCTATTCAAAGACAAGAAAATGCTGAACATATGACTGCACCTGACAGTGATATTATTAAATGCGATTGGAATACTGCAAGATATGATGGCAACAGAGAATGGCTTAAATTAATAAACCCTCCACTTTCTATGCATCTTGACGATTGGTGCAAAAACATGGGATATAAAACATTCGGCATAACTGAAATATGGTTTCAGCAATATGCAAAAGGTGGTAAACACGCATGGCATACGCACAGCAATAACTTTACAAATGTTTATTATGTAAACTTACCAGAAGATGCACAAACAGAATGGATTAATCCATTAACTAAAGATAAAAACACATTTGATGTACATGAAGGAGATATTGTTACATTTCCTAGTTGGGTTATACACAGAGCTCCTGTTAATAATACAGAAGAAACAAAAACTATTATTTCGTGGAACATGGATATATCAATAGAAGATTAAACTTATGAATAATATTACAATAGGATTAGATAGAGACGGCACCATAAATGAAGATATTGGAACTTATGTTACCCATCCTATGCAATTTAAACCTATCACAAATAGTTTAGAAGCAGTAGCACTTCTTAGGAAAAAAGGTTATAATATTGTTGTACTAACTAATCAAGCAGGAGTTAGTAAAGGTATAATGACTACTGAACAAGTTGCTGTTGTGCATGACTATCTGCTTAATTTGCTAGGACAAGCAGGTTGTGAGAGTATAGATGGAATCTATTATAGTCATACAAGTCAAAAAAACGATATCTTTGCAAAGCCTAATATAGGCATGTTTAAAAAAGCAGAATCTGAGTGCGATATAAAATTTAAAGGTGGATTTTATGTTGGCGATAAGTTAACTGATTTAAAGGCAGCAGAAAAAATAGGCGCAACACCAATATTAGTTCGTACAGGGTATGGTGAAGAAACAGAAAAAAAATTAAAAAGATTTACCTACAAAAATCTTGCAAGAAAAACAATGGTATTTGATAACTTATGGGAATTTGCTAGTTCTTTACCTGATCCAGAAATAGAAAATAAATCTGCAAATACTGCATTGAAAGCGTCTTTTATTTAAACACCATCTATATATTCTTTTACAGTTTTAAATTCTATATCAAAAATATTAAGCAACTTCGTTATATCAGCACAGGTATATTCTTGATATTGCCCTTGTAACCCCTCAGGCATTGGAATATACTTAATATCTGCATTATATTTTTTTGCAATTATTTCTGCTACTGTTTGAAAACTAGTTGTAGAGCCTGTACCAATATTGTACAAACCAGACTGTATGTTATTCAATATCATCTGTTCATGTATATCACATACATCTCCTACAAATATAAAATCTCTTAGGTACTTGTCACTGTTTTCGAACAATGTAATAGTACCTTCTTCTTTTGCTTGTGTTGTAAATTTTGTTATAGGACTTGCTTGATTTCCCTTGTGTTCTTTAGGACCGTATACATTAAAGTATCTCATACCATGTACACAAATCTTGTGTTCCTGCTGCCATACCCATCTATCAAATAGATATTTGCTCCAAGCATAAGGGCTCTGTGGTTGTTTAGGGTCATCTTCTCCAAACTTTTCATATGGTCCATATACACTTGCACTAGATGCGTATTGAAGATTTACACCCCTAGTGTTGCATTCTTTGAATATCCATTTAGAAAATTCAAAGTTTTGTAACATGATCTTATCAACATCTCTTTCAGTAGTACTAGATATTGCTCCTAAATGTATTACCCAATCATATCCGTCAACACTAGGTTTATGATTTTCACTATAATCATAACCGTGAACTTCGTGTTCTATTCTAAGTTTATCAATTAAATGTCTTGCAATAAAACCTTTATCACCTGTAACTAATATCTTCATATCTGTTTTAAATCCTCTTGTGTAAGCACGTATACTCCGCTGTGCTGTACGGACAATGCAGCAGCATTATTAGCGTGCATAATTGCTTGTTCGATGTTATTGCAGTTTAGATATGAATACGCAAGTACAGACAAGAATGTATCTCCCGCACCGCATACATCATGCACTTCAACTACAGGTGCATTGTACGTATTACCTTTGTATGTGGCACCTTCTTTTCCTTTTGTAACAATTAAATCCTCACAAAAAGTTTTAGCTCTACTATATTCAAGACTGTTTATTTTTAATATACAACCTTCAAATTTATCAAGGTATAATTTTTTAGTATCTACAAATATAGGACCTTTAAATTTATTTCTTAAATTTATAATTAATTCTTCTGTGACAAAACCCTTGTTATAATCACTTATTACTATTGCATCATAACTTAAATTAACAAATTCAGTATGACATGGAGCAACTGTTTGTTCTTTATCAACTCTAATTAAATGTTGTCCTGATCTATAATCAATATATCGTGACTTAACTATTTTTTCTTTGTTGGTAATAAAATCAACATTACACCCAAATGCTAGTAAATTTTCATTTACGTTAGCGGCCATTCCTGGATTTGTTTTTGTATTTTTATTTTGAAAAACAGGAACAGGTGCTTCAGGACTGATACGATCGGTGCTACCATAATGGTATTCATCGATACAACTATCGCCTATCAGTAATATCTTGTATTTTGTTCGTTGTTGAATAACCATTATCTATCTCGTAAAATTCAATTGCGTTACAATGTTCTGCACCTACAATTCTCTTATCTTTGTAATCACTACCTTTGACCATCACATCAGGAGCGTAGTTTTTTATTATATCGACTAATTCTTGTTCTGAATCAAAATAAACTACTTCGTCAACTGCTTTTAAATTGTTTAACAAATGTAATCTTTCATTAAGTTGATTTATAGGACGATTTTTTCCTTTTAATTCTTTTATTCTAGCATCAGTATCAATAGCAACTAGCAGATAATCTCCTAAAGATTTTGCATAATTTAATAAGTTTACATGTCCTTTATGCAGAATATCAAAACTTCCATTTACAATAATACGTTTACCTATTTGTTGACTACTACCTGGGAATACTCTATAATTATCTTCAACACTATCCGCTGAGCTTACTTCAAAAATTTCACTCATTTCTTCTAATGCTTCAAGTTGATGCGGTTGCAATGGTGGATTATGCCATTTGTCTCCTTTAACAAGCTCTTTCGTATGTATTGTTGCATCTTTTGTGTCAATCCATTTTAACAAAAACTTTCCACTGTTTACAAACCATGTTTCTTCTTTTTCTTTATGAAAATGCATACTAAATTTAGCACCTATTTTTTCAAATACCATAATTTTTCCACAGTATTTTTCGTTAGTTGCCCATATTAATTCATGGCCCCATCCTTTTTTGACTTTTCCCTCTAATCGTGTGCTCATGTTACATGCTATCCATTATATGTGTACTTTAATATTTACCTGTGCAATAATATACCAAAAAATTATTTCCCTATCGAATGATAAATACAGTATGTCCACAATACCAATATTCAACGCAGTACGTATTATACCTAGAGAAACAGATTTTCTTGACAGAAATGTAGGGTCAAGAGGTGAAATATTTTTTGATAGGCAAGCAAATGCTTTAAGAATCTATGACGGTACCGCCAAAGGCGGAATCAGTGTTTTAACACCTACAAACGTAACAAAAGAAATAACTTCATCTGGTGTTGCAACTGTAAATTACAACACAACAGTAGCAAGAAATACACCAGACACAGGAAACGTTTACTACTTGAACGGTGTTGAAAATCCTGAAATGACGTTTGTGATCGGATACACATATGTTTTTGATCAAACAGATTTAACTAATTTATATTTTCCTAACAGTAACGGTACAACACTTAATCAACATCCTTTAAATTTTAGTTCTGATAATGCTAATGGTGAATTAAGTGGCGGTACTGCATATCTTGATAATGTTATATACCAATTAGACGGAGTTATTGTAACTAAAACAAAGTATAAAGAATCGTTTGCAACTGCAACAACACGTTCAGTTCAAATTACTGTTACTAACAGCACTCCTACTACGCTTTACACTTGGTGTGGTTATCATTCAGGTATGGGCAACACAATTACTGTTGCTGAACCAGGTACAGGTTCTGGTAGCGGCGGCGCAAGTTTAGCAGTTTCTGACACTGCTCCAGATAGTCCTACACAAGGAGATATTTGGTATAATAGCACAAGCGCAAAACTATATGTTTATGTACAAGATACTGATAGCAGTCAATGGGTACAACCTGCTGCACCTGCTCCTGGAACACTATTAGGTTTAGGTATTGCAGATGGAACAAACGGACAAGTTTTAACTACAGACGGTAATGGAACATTTACATTTCAAGATGCTTCAGGAGGTTTTAGCGGAGCCTATGGTGATTTAACAGGTGCTCCTACTAATGTAAGCGCATTCACTAATGACAGTGGGTATTTAACTTCAGTTCCA